TCCTCGGATTCATCTGCTCCATAGATAACCGGATAGAAAGTCGGATCATGCTTTCTGCCTTCCAGAATGTCCTTTGCCTTTTGATGTACCTCATAGCAGATGCTGTTAGTGTCCGTTCCGGCAGTGGTGATAAGAAAATACAAAGGCTGCATTCTGGCATCACCGGAACCTTTGGTCATAACATCGAACAGCTTTCGGTTCGGCTGCGTATGCAGTTCATCAAACACAACCCCGTGAATGTTGAAACCGTGCTTGGAGTAGGCTTCTGCAGAAAGCACCTGATAGAAGCTGTTGGTCGGAATGTACACGATACGCTTTTGTGAGGTCAGGATTTTTACTCGCTTGGAAAGGGCAGGGCACATTCGTACCATGTCGGCAGCCACATCAAAAACAATGGCAGCCTGTTGACGGTCAGCAGCACAACCGTAAACTTCGGCACGTTCTTCGCCGTCACCACAAGTAAGCAGCAGGGCAACCGCAGCAGCAAGCTCTGATTTGCCATTTTTCTTGGGGATTTCAATGTACGCCGTGTTGAACTGCCGATAGCCATTCGGTTTCAGAATGCCGAACAAATCACGGATAATCTGCTCCTGCCAGTCCAGCAGTTCAAATTTCTTTCCAGCCCATGTGCCTTTGGTGTGGCTGAGGCATTCAATAAAAGAGACAGCATAATCAGCCGCCTTTTTATCATATTTTGAATCTTTCGCCATAAAGCGTGTTGGTTTAAATTTTGCCATTGCTCTCACCTCCAAACAAAAAAGACCTGCCAAAAAGCAAGTCTGCATCATTTATTTTAACGCCCTCAAGGGGCAGTTTTGTAATCGAGATTCCATTCCCATTGTAACCATATTACCATACAAATTCAAGGATAGCAAGCGGCTAAATGAACAGAAAAAACGTCGAAATTTCTACGGTTTCTTGTGTACCATACACGAACAAAAACCGGGTGTACGACCGCCAGAGCCTTTCGGCTCCGGCTTATGAGATTTGGTTTTGGAAGAATCAGTTGTACTGTTTCAGCAGGATCGCCAGTGCAGTTTCGGTTTCCTCATCCTCCGGCGGAATATCCATGCCCCGGTCGAAATTGAACACCGTTTTGCCATTCCGCCGCAGGGAGATTTTCGAAGCTCTGCCTTCCTCATATCCAAAAGTGGAAGGCTCCTCGTAGTGTTTCACCCAGTAGTGAAATACGCTTGCTCCAACCCGAATCGTTCCTTCTGTCCACATTGTTTTTTCCTCCAGTTTTCGTTGTTTTTGCCTCTTGGCATGATGTATATTACCATAACCGCCGAGAGAAGTCAACGAAATTTCCGGCATATTCTGCACAAAGATGAAAGCAGAAAATTGTGTATGATACCAACCAAAAAAGCAAGCCCCACGTTGCCCTGTGTGAGGCATTTGCGGAAAAGGAAAAACCACTCGGAGGAAACGAAACTACGCCGGACAGGGCAACACAGTGGCTGTACGAGCCGCAGCCCCTTTCGGGGCTTTGGTCTTGGGTTGTGGTTTTTGGATTACCGTCCGGTCTGGCACTCCCATTCGAATTCGCAGGCGTTTTCGTACTCCTCATCGAAAAGGGCATCGTCATCGATTTCCTTTTCCGTAAAGTCGATGCTGTCGATTTCCTCGCAAACCGTGTGGAGGCTTTCGGCATCTGCCTTTGCAAGGCTTTCTGCGTTTTCCTCAACCCATGCGGTGAACTCCTCGTTGTCCATCCTGTCCTCGTTTTCAATCTCCAGTTCGTATTCGTAGTCCGCATCGAACCAGGTGATGACCGCCTTTGTGATTTCGGTTCTTTCGTTCCAGTCCGTTCTGTTTGCCATTGCTCTTGCCTTTGCGATTCCGTATGCTACCATTGTGTTTTTCCTCCGTTTTTGGTTGTTTTCCCTTTCGGTAACTGTATATTACCATACCTTTTGGCGTATAGCAAGCGGCTAAATGTACAGAACATGAGGCGATATTTTCGCTGTATATTTGGTGGATCTGACACTGGATAAACTTGCTTTTCTATGGTAAAATACAGTACAATGGAAAAGGCATCTCGGAAAATCGCAGCCACCAACCAAGCCCCGCACAGTTCGCCTGTGTGGGGCTGGTTTTGACTTTGGGCAGTTTTTCGGCAAGTGCTCTGAAAGCCCACACAGGGCAAACAGGGCGGTTACATGGGGAACTTTCGGTGCATTACAGACAGGATTTTCTCCCGTTCCTCCGTGGAAACGCCGATGCTTTCCAGAGCCTGCCGAATGCCGCAGTCTGGGCAAATGGGCGTTTGGTTGTCCGTTCTGGAAAGTGCCGACACACCGGAGTAGAGTTTTCCGCAAAGTGGGCAGACTGCCGAAACTGACTTATCCGTTTTCATGGTGGTACACCTCCCGTTCGCTGATGTCCATGGCTTTCCGCAGGTGTTTCAGGTCAAAGCCGAACTGACGGTATCCGTCCACACAGGTGCGGATGTAGGCAGAAGTGGGAATGCCCAGTTTTCGTTCCTCGTGCATGATGTACACAAAGGCGGTCAGCTTTTTCCCGGTTTCTGCAAGGGGAAGTTCCAGTTCCGTTTTGTAGTAGAAATGGGGATACCCCTCATAGCGGTCGAGGGCAAGTTCATCTCGTTCCGACATCGACCAGACTGCCGCCGGAACGGTACAGCCCTGCTTGGGTTCGATGGTCAGATAGGAACCGGTCTTACTGCCCTTGAACAGCAGCTGGTAATTTGGAATCTCCGCAGTCCCCACAATTCTGGCATCCGGGCAGCGGAACTGCATCTGTTCCACGTTCAGATTGCTGCCGTAGGCAAGGTAAAACTTTTTCATGCAATCAAATCCTTTCTGAAAGGGATACCCTTTCACCACCATAAGACCGCCGAAGCGGTCTGGTGTAGCTGGTAGCAAAAGGCTGTCTCTTTATCTGCCGAACCGGAAGGCGGCATCGCCGTCCAAGTTTCTGGTGAGGAACGTTCTGGCGGTGGCGAACTCCTCGCCAACCAGACCCAATCGAATCAGCCATGTTCGCATGGCGAATTTCGGATTTTCCGTTTGCTGTGGCTTTGGACTTGCTGTTTTCAGTTCCTTTGCCATTTCGGAAAGGGCAAGGCAAAGCTGAATGTAGCTTTTCAATTGCCCAGCATGGAGTCCATTTTTCTTTTCAGCTGTAGGCTTGTCAAACTGGAAAAGTCTGAATTCGATTGTTCCCTTTGTAAAAGTTGCGTGATAGTTCAGCATATGGTATCGGCTGTCATTGTAGTGCTGATTTCTGCCGTAATTTGCACCGTTTGTCGTATACCAGATGTCTGCAAACTGTGCCATGTTGGTGGGCTTTTTCCGGTTCAGCTGTTCGATGAATTGGGGATTGACCGTTCTGCAATATCGGTTCATTCTGCCTTGGTCGATTTTCAGGGCATCTGCAATCAGCCGTTCGTGGCTCGCCATAAGGTTGGCGAGGTTTCGCAGAGTTTGTGGTGTGTGTCCGTTGGCACCGATGTGAATGTGAACCCCGGCTCCGATGCCTGCATGGCTGATTGCTCCGGCTTTGCGAAGCTTTCTTACCAGTTCCTGCAAGGTTTCAATGTCCTCGTATTTCAGAATCGGCGTGACCAGTTCGCACTTTTCGGCATCGCATCCTGCAATGCTGACGTCTTTCTGGAATTTCCATTCTCTGCCCTGTGCATCCCAAGCCGACCAAGTGCTGTAGCCGTTTCGGCTGGCGGTGTATTCGTATCTGCCTGTGCCGAAATGGTCGGCGGCAAGCTTTGCAGCTCGCTCTCTGGTGATGTGGTTCATCTCAATCTCCACGCCAATGGTCTGCTTTTTCAGGTTTTCAATCTGTCTTTCTGTTTTAGCGTTCATAATGTTTTCCTCCGTAATTTCGGGCTTTTTTTCCTTTCGTTGTAACCATATTAACTCTAAACGGAGGAGATAGCAAGCGGCTAAATCTACAGAAAATGAGGTCAAAAGATTGTGTAGAATACACGCTTGCAATCCTTGCGATTGTATGGTAACATACCGTACAATGGAGGAGGTGCCGCCTTATTTTTTCGCCTCGGATACGGTCTGGAAACTGTCGATTTCGGGAATCAGAGCAAGGGAAGAACCGTTCTCCCACCGCATATGAATAGAACCCGCATCGTCAATGTGCGTGACCTCGCCGACTGTTCCGGGAAGAATCGGATATGTTTCATTTCGCATAGAAAGCAGCTGTAATTTTGTTCCTTTTGGATACTGCTTTCGGAGTTGTTCCAGATACGATTCACTCGGAAACTGCATCAGTATCACCAACCTTTCTGAATGCGGAATTGCCGGACAGATGCCGGAGAATGACCTTTCTTGCCGCCTTGAATTCTGCTCCCACCATTCCTAGACGAATCAGGAAACACCGCATGGTGTACTTGGGATTGTCGGAGGTGTCCGGCTTGCGGTTGATGCGGCTCTGGTTCTTTGCAAATTCGCAGAGCATGGAAATGAAGGTGCAGTAGGCATCTGCATCACCATCCTGTTCGACCGTGAACCACGGGAATTCCACCTTTTCATCCGATGGAATGATGTCCAGCGAATCCGTTTGAAAAGCTGCCTGAAAAAGGGAAGCCTTGTTTTCGCAGATCTGTCGGAGATTGCCCAGTGTATGCTCATCGAAAAAATCTGCCGGCATCTGAACTGTCAATTTTGTGGATTCCGGTTCTGTTGTGTCCGGAACAGCATAGCCCCGACTTGCCAGTTCGGCAAGAAGCCGTTCTGTTTCCTTATGGTCGGCTTGGTCACTGATTTCCAGATCACCTGCTTTGGTAACAGTGTAGCATTCCCCGATTTGGTAGGCACAGGTGGGCATGAATTGATATACTGCCGGAATGCCGATAATCTCACTGATGGCTTTCACCAGTTCCTTTCGATTTTGACTGTGATAAGTAATGGTCATGTGAAAAACTCCTTTCTTTCGGCGCTTTTGCTTTCGCCATGACACATATTAACTCTGTTTCCCACAGATAGCAACTGTGAGATGTGTAGAATGTTTCGACTGTCATTTGTGAGAATCAGACAGATGCGATCCGTTCTTCTGCTTTTTGGCAATAGACTGAATTCAGTTCAATTCCAATTCCTTTACCAATTCCGCATAAGCAATCTGCTTCCTATCCCGCACAACATATACACCATCGGCATTTCCCGTATCTTCCACATACCGGCGAAGAATCACCGAGGCATATTTTTCATCCAATTCCATGGTGTAGCAGATGCGGTTCATATGCTCACACGCCATAAGGGTAGAGCCACTGCCGCCAAAGGTATCCATTACCACGCCATTTTCCTGCGTAGAATTGCCGATGGGATAGCCAAGCAAGTCCAGCGGCTTGGAGGTGGGGTGATTTGCATTTCGTTTCGGCTTGTCGAAATGCCAGATGGTCGTCTGCTTACGATCGGAATACCAGTGATGCTTGCCGTTCTGCATAAAGCCATACAGCACAGGTTCGTGCTGCCACTGATAATCCGAGCGTCCCAGCACAAGGCTGTCTTTTACCCAGATGCAGCAGCCTGCAAGATGAAATCCGGCATCAATGAATGCTTTTCTGAAATTCAACCCTTCGGTATCTGCATGGAATACATAGGCAGAACCGCCTTTTTCAAGATGCTCCGCCATTCGCTGAAAGGAGGACAGCAGGAATGTATAAAACTCCTCGTTCTTCATGCTGTCATTCTGTATGGTAAGTCCGCTGGCACTCTTAAACGAAACTCCATATGGGGGATCGGT